GAAATCTTTCATTGCTACGCGATGTTCTTGACCAAATCCTTGTGCACCAGCATTAGGAGTTTTAACACCTGCCAAGTCTTTATAAGCCTTCGCATATTCCTCTTGTGTGCCATTTTTACGCAGGTCTTCAAGGAAGTCGGCAGGACTATCGTATTTCTCGTAGGAGCGCCTTAAATGAGACCCGTCAGGGAAATGTATTGCCGATTCATCTGCAAGCCTGCTAGCGTTATACAGCGCGTCAGATTGCTTTGTATTTAGTTCAACGAACTTATCACCTACGCTTTGAATAGCCTTGCGCAAACCGTTGTCGGGTATTTGGTTTAATATTTCATCACGGTATTGATAGGCAGGGAGCATTGCATCTGCAACACCATCTGCTCGGGCTTGTGTTTGGCGAACATCCAAGAGATAGTTAGGTATTTCTTCGCCACTGTTACGGAAGGCGTCGGCGGCTGTTTCTCTTGGAACATTACCGGCCTTAATTTCCGCAGCAAGTTTGTTTGTTTTGTGCAAGTCCAGTATGTCAGTTTGCATGTTAGGAGTTAGTTGCAATATGCTTTGTGGCTTGTTGGCCGACTCGATATAGTCAATCAAAGGCTTATCTGCTGCTGCGCCGTACTGTGCTAACTCATCTTTCGCAAACTGCGTAACGTCTCTCTGTGCTAATTGATCGGTTGCGCGTCCAGCGTTAAACTCTGCAATATCGTCTGCAACGCGATTTTTACCGAAGAAGTCCTCTAGTGCAGCGATACTCTTTTGCCCTGTTTCTGAGGCATTTACGGCCTTTACAGCAGGGTTTATTACGTTGTCAGTTAATCCTACAGCTTTACTTGCCTTGGATACGCCGCCAACTACCTTTGCGGGAGTTAGGAACCATAGCGGATCAAGGGCAACGTCTGTAGCAAAACCGGCAATAGCTGCAGTAGTTGGATTTTCGCGCACCCAATCTTGGTTGAACGTTTCTTTCCAGCTTGTGTTATCTTGCCAACCTTTTTGAGCGCCTTCCAGCAGAGGTGTATCATCTTGGTACGCCTTAACGGCGCCAGCAAGAGCGCCCCGGGGCTTATCTAAATAAGATAAAGCCTCCATGGCAACGGTTGCAGGCTGAGTCAATAGGTCTGCTGCTGTGTCGTATATGGTGCTATTTTCTTTGTTTCCCGTAGAAATTAAGCTATCTAAATTTGATTGATTGGCTTGAATTGGTTGTGGTGTTAACAGATTATCCAATGCGCTTCCGCTTGCCATAGTTGGGGCGTTATTCTGTTTTAACAAATCATCAAGTGCGCCCATTTTAACGCCCCCTTAGTACCACATTGAAGCATCTAGCCCTACTGGGTTTAGTTCTGGTTGTTGCCTTTGCGGTTGTGGTTGTGTTCCCAATAAAGAGTTTATCTCCGCTTGGCTTAACCCGTCCGATGCTAAAGCAGACCTAATTTGGCTATCAGATATCCCTTTTGCCCTTGCGGCAGATACCTTTCCGGATAAATCTTGTTGTGCCGGTTGTGGCTGGTAGTTATCTTGCGATTGGCCACCACCACCCGGAAGCATGCTATCAATGATTGGCTTTAATCTCTGAGCAAGTTCCGGATTTTTAATGCGCCTTGTCATTACCGGCCTACCAGACGAATCAAATTCTCCTGTGGCCTCTTGAACTGTTTCTGTGGCATCTTTGTATAAAGAGAATAAATTGGCAGTGCTTAACCCGTTTCCGCCACCGCCACCACTAGACACGCGCATTGCGGCATTAGCTGCGGCTGCATCGCGGTCTTTTTGTCGTTCTGCAGCTTGGAAGTCTTGGCTAGCCCGTGTTTCTACACTCACCTGTTTAGGTATAGAAAAGTAAGGCTGTGGAGCTCCGTTTTCACCTGTATCAATGGGATTGCCGAAATTATCAGTGCGGTAAAAGTGGATATTTGCACCATCGTCATATTTCTGTGTGTTGCTGGACAATAGCCCTTTTAATGTTGCGGTATCCATATTGCCGGTTGCCTGCGCATATTTGACGAAGGCTTTTTTCTGTTCAGCAGAGCCTTTGGCAGTTAGCACATCTTGCAGAGCAGCATTTCCCTGTTCAGTTTTATAATCGCTTCTAGCCTGCGCAATATCGGCTTCACGCTGCTTTAATATTGTTGGCATATATTGCTGAAGCATTGCGGGAGTAGCGCCTGATTTTGCTGCTTCTTGAAGCCTGGAATAATAGCTTTTGTTAATATCTCTTTCTACGTCTTTAATTGTGCGTGTCTTCTGCGTGATAGTCGGCGCTTGAATTTGTTGTGACGGCTGTTGCAGTGCTGTTGATCCATTAAACTGTGCTGGCTGTTGCAATTTTGGCCCGTTTCCGTACATTACATCCTGCTGTTTATGCAATGAGTCAGCGTATTGCGTAGATGATTCAGGAGAAGAGAACATACCAAGGTGCTGACCTGTTTGCCGGTAATTATTCACCGCTTCATCATCTGTCATTATTCTGCCGTCAGCGCTTACTGTTGGCAACAATACTTCTTTTCCGTCAATATTAGCGCCCATAGAGCGAACAGTGCTAATTGAACCGTCAGCATTGCGAACCGTTGGACGCATGGATAAATCAATATTGCCCTGCTCAACCATGCCGGACGGATTACCAACACTAAACAAACCTTGTCCTTTATATAGAGGTGCCGTTTGCCCTATTTTTGCAAAATCAAATAACTGTTTTGGCTGTTCTCCTCTAACGCTTTGCAATTTAGGATCAAGGTTAATTTTACTTGTAATTCCTCCTGTAGATGTGTCAACTTCAGACGGTTGAAGCAGGCTAAACAGGCTTTGCGTGGACTGCAAATCTTTCTTCTCTTGTCCTCTCTGTTGATTCCTTTGCATAATTGCCCCCGCTATATCAGCAACAGCATTCCAGGGGCCGTAATCAGGTTGATTATTCCAGCGCATTTAATCACGCCCCTTTGCTGCAAATCCGTTGGCGAAGTAAACATTAGCGCCTGTGCATTTGAAGTCATATACCAATTCTTTAGGCTGTCCACCTACAACAGAAATTACTTCCTCTGTTTTGTCAATGCCAATAAGCTTTTTACCTTGCAATTGATGCGGCAACAAATAACCTTCAGTGGTCATAAAAGGCTGTGTAGAAGTTGGCCTAATTTGCGTTGTTTTTGTCTCGATGAGCATATATTCGTTAGGCGATATAAAAGGCTCTTGTAGCTCAATTACGGACTCTACAGAGCCATTCAAAGATATGACTTTGTCGCCTAGTTGAATGTCTTCTATGTTCTTTTCTCCGTCAGGTGTTGCCACTTTTGTTCCAGCGACAAAGCACAATACCCCTGCTGCACCAAGACCTCCTAGCGCACTCCACATCCCAGAAGAGCCGTTGTTTTGCGAAGTAGTTGTCCCGGCAGTTCCCATGCGCCCATTGTAGAGAGTGTTAAACAGATTTTGTCCTGCACCAAGGCTGTTGTTTGCATAGTTGAAAAGTTGATTGGGAGTATAATAGCTGTTTTGTTGTGCCTGTGAGGACGTGTTAAGCTGATTTGCGGCATTGCTGGCGGTATTGCCAAGGATATTGGAATAGGTATTTATATCAGTTGTGTAATTATTGGCGAGTGTGTTTGCAGCATTTTGGCTAATGCCATTTAAAGCTGAATTTGTTACGCTAGAATTAAGTATTCCGCGATTGCCAAGGTTGTTTATAGCGCTGCCTACAGTTCCTTGCAGGTCGTTGTTTAGTGCGGTTTGTCTTGCCGTACTAAAGCTTGTCGGCAGGTTTCCTGACAGCAGTCCAGTATATCCGCTGTTTACCCCATTCATGGTGTCCGTATAGCCGCCAAACGCCTTGTTCCAGTCAAGGTTTATTACGTTACCTAGCGCAGAATTAGCTTGGTTTTGGTAATTGGTTGCATTGTTAAGTCCGGTGGTACCATAATTGAACAGGCCTGTTTGCAAATTTGCCTCTTGCGCTGTTTGGTTTGGAATGACACGTGTAGTCGTTTGCGTTTGCCCACCTCCTTTAAATCTAACATGACGTAATCCAGGTAAATCAGACCATGTTTGTTTGCCTTGCATTACCATGTATTAACTCACCTCTTTCTCGAAAATCCAGTAAAAATGTCCGTTTTGTCTTAGTCCACTAATAGAGAGGTTTAATCTTCCTTTGAACAGCCGCATGAAAACGGCAGGCTTATGCTTTGTTGCTGTGCGTAGCAGTTTACAATGGTTTTCTTTTGCCAACTGCACAAGCTTATCCATTAGCCAAGCGTTATCATTAGTGCAGGTATGGTCTATTTCCAATATGCCGCCGAATACATGCCAGCAGAAAAATCCTTTATCAGGTTCGTAGTAAATAGAAAAGCCGGGGAGTAAATTAAACTCCTCGGATTTTTGTTCGTATTTGGTTATCCATTGTTGTAAGCTTCGCATTATTTCAGCGTTTTTACAAAAGACTCTACGTCTATTACTTCGCCAAACGTTAGCACTGCTTTGTTGTCTTTGATTAAAATAACATTATTTCCGTTAACAGATATGCTGTCATATGTTATTTCCATTTCGCCATCATTGAAGCTATACATACGCTTTTCCCCCTGTAATATATGTTCCATTGCTGGCAATTAGATATTTAGCAGTTGTATAGAATGTAGAAGCTTCTGTTCCAAGTATATAACCAGCCTCTAAACACCTTGCGCCATAGCTGTTCGTTGATCCGCTTGCGCCATGGTAATGTATCACGCCGCTCTCTTGTACGTCATATGCGTATGTTTTATTAGAAGTGACACACGAACGTGCCGTGATTTTACCACCGTAGCAAGTAACTCCTCTTAAACCAGCGCCTGTAGTTGTTACATTTACCAGTTCTAAGTCTGTCGTGCGGTCGTTGATAATCGCGTTATCGCCTGCAAAAGTAGTAACAGCATTAGATATTTTTACATAACGGCATCTGTAACATGTTATTTGTCCCGTTACGCTAAAAGTAGTTTCTCCATTTATTTCTAAATACAGGTTTCTCATGTCGCGAACACCTAAGTCTTCATTGTACGTACCGGATTTAACTGTAACTGTCGCTTCCGATACCCCAACAAATGCAATGTAATCTAGTGCGCTTCGCAAAAACTTGAACGGGTGCGCAACAGTTCCATCTTCTATTCCTGTCGTGTTGCTTCCGTCAACCACTATCGAAATAGGAATATAAAACTGAGAGTTAACAACAGATATGTCTTTGTTATCGTTTAAATTAATTTTAAAAAACATACCTGAAGACTTGAAACCTCCAACCCAGCTCAATAAAGGCAACGCCGTTATTACAATTTCACCATTACCCAAACTTGCAATGCCTTGACTTTCTCCAACATAAGAAAGCGGGAATTGTCTTAAAAGCTTACCGTTATAAGAAAAAATTCTTATATAATTATTTTCGAGTATTATTATGGTATCGTTGTAGCAGTCGATTGACTGAACGTAATTTGGGTTATAAGGATAGTCAACGGTTATTGTTTTTACTAGATTAAAATTATCGTCTTGGAAATAAAAGGTAGCATCAATTGCGGTAATGAATAACTGGTTTTTGTTATCATAGGCATGCAACGATGAAAAATGCCCTATATCAACAGTGCTCTTAATAGTCATCGTATCATAATCTAAAACGATGATCTTTGTATTCATCCCTGTTACGTGTGGTGATGCATATAGCTCGTCTTTGTCTTGATTGTATGACAAGTCTGCACAGTGATATAGTTCAAGATTTGTATATGTCCTTTTTATTTCAAGAGTAACACTATCTCGAATAACAATGGTTGCGTAATGATCTACCGCCGGATCGTTATAACCAAAAGCAATTTCGCCTTTCCCTTCAATGTATGCACAACCTTGATTTGCCCATACTGTATCAGTGCGAGGTATATTAGAAAAACCAAAGTATTCCCGGCGCGGCGAATCTTTTCTTAGCCACTTTGAATTGTTTGTACACAGCGATTTGTTAGGATATGCGCCATAATCAATTACCTCTACGTCATTAACAAATACAGTTGCTGCCAAGTTATATGATAGTTTCGGAACAAGCAAGGGGAGCGAATGATCTGCTGCATAATTTACTGCCGCTTCAAAGGCTTCCGTGTCATCATGCGTGCCATTACCGATTGCTCCAAACGCTCTTACATCAACCCACGGCCCTTTTGCTATTATCCCACCAGGTTTTAAAACAAAAGAATAATCTTGTAGCTGTGCAATGCTTGATTTTTCTGTGTCTAGCTCAGCTATAGCTCCTGAAATTGTTGTTTCCGATATGCTGCCGCTTGGAGTGTATGACAAGTCATTTCCATCTATCGGCGCTCCATCGCTGCCGCTTCCAGTGTGTGCGTGACCGTCTGCCGCCATAATTTCGCTGACTATCTGATATATCTTTTTTGTTTCATTGTCGGTATTCTTTAAAACCTCTTGCGTCTGTTGCGTTGGGCTAAAAGAATTAGGATATGTTTGGCTCCAACTCATTTCTCAACCTCCTATTGTCCTGTTTCTACAACAAGAATACCTATATCGCGAACAGCCAACCGGCCTTGATTTACTGTTAAGACAACTTGTATGTCTCTTGATCTTTTTCGTGTTCTCTTGCGAAACACGGCAAACTCTTCATACGGAGTTACCGGATCTGTGTCTGTATCTGCAATATCATCGTCTATATCAGCAATATCTCCAACAGAAGAAAACGTTTTAGGAAACAGCTTGCCGCCAACTTTTAAAACATAATCGCCGTCCGTGAAGTTGTAAGTAACAAATTTAACGCGCTTCATGACGTATTTTTTACTTGCCGGGATATATCTCTTAGTTGATAAAATAGCAAAGAATGATAGTCCATCATCTGTTGCAACTGATTCATCAAGCTTTGCTATTTTTGTACCATAAGCGATATAAACGTCATTTCCCTTAACAACAACATCATTGATCGGATAGTGGAATTGTCGTTTGCTCCAGGCGTTAATGCCGTAATGGTAAATAAGAACCTCATTTTGATTGCTAGTCTTGCACCACACCTGTTTTCTTGGTGTTACATGCCAAACACGCGCATTATTGGAGTTATTTACAACGTACCAACCGTTAATCATATATCCTGGTGCAGGATCATCAACCCTTACTGCTCCGTATGCATCTGTTGTGCTAAAGCTGTTAAACCCTTCCGGTCCAATAAAATAAGCCTTGTTCATAAGAGCAAGTCCTGAGTAGTGATTGATTGCCCCGGCCCTTTGTGCTGCCCGGACAACCGCTATATTGCTAAAGTCATTTTCATTTATGATGCGATACACTGAACCGTTTGTTTTAATCACAATACTGTCAGTCGAAAGGTTAATTGTGCAGGCAATTAGGCTTGCATCTTTATAACCGACTTCAACGAACTGACTGCTTGATATGTCAGAGGGGTTATTTGTCCACCCTGTGTAATCGCCAATAGCAGAGTAATTCTTTACATCAGACATGATGTTGATTGCTTCTACCCTACCGTTATTATGCGCTACCCAGTGTGACAACGGGCTTCCTGCCACCGTAGAAAGAGTTGTTCCGCTTGCTATTTTTTGTATTTGTCCACCGCTTGCCACTAACACAACATCGTCGTATAGCGCGTAGATTGGCCTGTAAGAGCCCGTTAATGTTCCTAGCAATGTTTTAGTCGAAAGGTCTGTGCTGTACAAGCTAGTACCTGTTGAGCAATACCAAATGTCATGTACTTCATCATAGAAGAGCGTTTCTGCATCCGTTGTCATGTCATATTGACTAACCACACCAGGGCAAACCTGCGGCTGATTAAGCAACGTTCCATATTCCCAATTGTCAAACTGACTAAGAGTTCCTTCTGGTATGCTCTCGGGATTCGCTATAAGGCACAGACCGCCCATAATATTCTGCATGGATATAGTGAACTGCGCAGGTGTTTTTGTTGATTGTACGGGCATTTATTAGCCCCCTTTCGCAGAGAAGAGAAGAGTTTCGTCAGATGTAGCAAGCCCAATATCTTGCGTGACATTGGACTCCAAGTCATTCTGCAACCGTATGCAGACGTAATCAACCAGTTCGCCTATGCAGTAATCAGGCAAAGGGATTGTGCTATTTACTCCTGTCAGCAATGGCTTTGACGTGGCGTATTTAAAAACCACACTAGGCGGCGCCCCGTATGCCAGCGAGATTGTATTGCCTTGTACAATCAAAGGATAGGCACTCTTTTGGGGTATAAAACCAAAAAAATCACTCGGCTTCGTTGTTGTGCCGGTGATCGTCATTTGCTTTATGACCTCTGGGTCGTTTACTTTTATCATTCCATTATTGATCCTTGCAATGCCGCTATTGATGTGCAGGATCATGACTTGTTGGTCGTAATCGTCAACGTCTAAGTCCATTCTCTTCGCGGCTAGGTTGATAACATCAGAGACTAACATGTGTCACCTCCTATATGACTTTACCGTCCAGTCCTACGATCTCCATCTTAGGCTTTTTCTTCTTGTTCTTGTCCCCGCGCATGTGATACCCAATCTGTGCGCCTACATAATCAGCAGCAAAGTCTCGTATATCCATTTGCCCACGGCCCATCATGCGATCATATACAACCTCTTTTGTAGCGCCGATGATGATGCATGTGTCTCTGGCCTGTTCTGCCGGTTGCGGGGATAATAGGGTAAATAGCAGGCTGCCTACCAGGTGGATAATTTTGTCGTTTACCAATAGTCTCTTCCTCCCAAATTACAATTTGAATAATATCCATCTATAACGGTTGTGCCTGTCTCAATGTCGCTAAGCATCTTGCCAATGTTGGCGTTGTACTCAGCGACTAAATCAAATCCTTGTCCAGATAAAACGCTGACAATATAACGGACAAGCAACTGCTCTACGTCTGTTTGATAACCGCTATCGTCTGTTTCTTCCATGTCACCGCTTTCTGCGATGAAAGTAATATCGTAGTCATAAGATTTGTCTGGAACTGGATAAAATTTAATAGTGCTTGTATTTAAAAGGTAGTAGGCCCGTGGCTCTCCTGTTGCTGTCTTGTCCGGTATTTCCGCTATGGAAATTTTGTTTATTCTGCGTTTGTTGATTCTAAAGTCGATTATCTTAATTGGCTTTTTAGCCATTGTGATTGATTCACCAGCATCTACTGTGCCGGTAACGTCTTCTGCCAATTGCATAGGCAAGTGTTCTAATATAGTCTTTCTGAGAAGCTTGTTGCCTTTGTTGTACTGATCCATTAAAACGTATGGGCTGAACAAATCGCCCTCGATATTTTTGAGTTCATAATTCGCACTGAGTAATAAACTGCTGATAAGTGTCACGTTTTCACCTCCTAACGAAGAAATAATCCAAAGTTTGCATGTATTAATGTGTTTGCGTTTCCAGATGCCCCAATATCATAAGTAACAGAATTGCCTTCGGTTATTTTTATTGGATGGGAAAGATCGATTGATAGATTTGTTCCGTTTGGAGAACTACCAGGAACAGCACTTCTATAGATAACTGTTTCACCGTCAGATATGGTTACTGCTTGATTTGCTGCTGCAACAGAACCACCACTAACACGCCAGTTTGCATAGCATACATACCAAGACTTGCCGGGAACGCCAGCCTGAGTAAGCGATGTAGCGGCGTTATTTTGAGTAGAGGACATCGGATGAGTAACAGCGTCAATGATCGGATTGTTATTGTCGTCAACCAGTTTTATCCCTAAAGGCATGTTGCCACCTCCAGTAATTTAAATAAAAAGGGAGAGCAATAAGCCCTCCCTGATTGTCACTAATCAGCCGCGCCACCTGTGAGCACCTGGATGATTCCATAGTCTTTTTCGTTATAAACAGTCTTGGCAATTCCACCCCAGAAAGCAACGCCTTGTCCAAGTACGTTTTCATAGTCAGTTGAATCTTTAATAGGCCACATTTCACGCCCTACGGCATAGCAAGCTGCTTGTTTGCCAAGTAACAGGTTGTGCGATACCAAGGCAGAAGAAGCGCCTGTAGCAGTTACGCTAACACGCTCCCATTCATAAACAACAACGCCGTCCCAAACTCCCATCATACCGTTAAAGATAGGATTGGACTTGTCGCGTGGCCCTGCATATTGCTGTGCGGAAATCCAGTTAGAATCTGTGCGCAAATCACGCGCTGCTTCTAAAGATACAAGCATGCAATAGTATTCACCGCCATCAATATTGAATGGCTGTACTTTCGGGCTATGCTTCTTAGCGCGGCGTTTAGCTTTAGAAATAAGAGCGGTGGTAAGCTTATCACTAGCAGTAATAGCAACTTCAGTTCCTGCGCTTGCTGCACTCATCCATTCACCAGAAGAAGAAGTGCCGGTAGGAGATGCAGTAAGCTTAGTAATCAATGTTTTATCTTGCCAGTTTGCAAACCAGGTAACGAGAGCATCTTTAATTTCAGGCCACTGTTCATATACCGGCTTTTTAGTGTCCCATTCGGTGGACTGTACGCCTTGTCTAATCTGGTCAATAGTGACTGAAAAGTCATGTACTACAAGAGCTTCTTCTGCTCCGCGCAACGTAGTATTTCCCGTTACGCCATTACCAGTAAGCTCCATTTTTAATCCGAAAGTAATAGTTGTCCCTTTTTTGCTGACCAACTCAGTGTTTTTATGGATCGGCATGGAACCGTCTTTTGCGGTAAGCTTGTTAAACCAGTGGGCAGTTTCACCTTCTTTTTGAATCTTAGCTACCCATAACTCAGGAATCAAATTAGCGTTAATAGTTGTTTGTGCCATTTATAAATACACTCCTTTTATACTAATCTTGGGTCAATTTGTTTCAACATTTCCTTAGGAATTTGGTCTGCCTTGCCTTCTCTTATTAGTTGTTCTACCTGAGCCCACGACATTGCCGAAGTCCTCGCACCGCTCAAATTTGAGGCTCTAGGAAGGTTTGCAGCTTTGTCAAGCGGGTTAGTTGGAGGCATAACAGTAGGTGCTGGTTGTTGTGTTGGCGGCATAGAAAAAGCGCCCGTCATCGGCGCTGCATTTATACCTGACATTTTTTCTTTGCATTTATTGGCAAACTCACGTATTACTACAAAATCGTCTTTTGTTCCCCAGCCAGAATCAACACGGGCATAAGCATCGTCGATCTTCTTTGCTTCCTTGCGCGGAAGTTCGTCCAACTCTTGCTGTGCGAATTGAAAGAGCACCGGGAAATCAGGAATTGCTTTTAACTCATTTACAAACGTTACGTTTTCGTTAAATACCTGCTGTTTTTGCTGGTATTCTGTTTCCATCCTAAACTCTTCTTTTGATACTTCTTTGACATACTGAAGATACTTCTTAGGATCAGTTAGGTTCAACAACTCTACATCGTCTTCGGATATTCCAAGTTCCTTGCGTACCTTTTCATCAGCAGCCTTTGCAATTTGCTCGGAAACAGAAGCAGTCTGTTGAGGTTGTGTCTGCGGTGTTGGTTGTTGCTGTACAGCTTGTGGCTGTGGTTGTGCCGCTTTTAGTGCAGCCAATTCAGCAGCAAGAATTTTATTCTTTTCATTTACTTCCTTGAACCGATCATACGGAACATGTTTACTGGCTGTTTCGCCGCCAGGAGCGGATTGTTCCGGTTCTGGTTCATTTACTTCTGGTTCTGCTGTTGGATCTACTGTAGGTTCCTGTGTTGCTGGCTGTTCTTCTTTCGGAGCAATAGATTGTAATTCTTCCTCTGAAAAGTGGTCTTTTAACGTGTCCACTGTCACGAAGTCTTCTGCAAATAATTGCAGGTCAATGTTGTATTTACGCATTGGGTACACTCCTTTTAGTTTTACGCCATTTCGGGCGAGTATTAGTTTTACATCGTTACGGATGAAAAATTGTATCATCCATCTATGTAAAGGCTTTCGCCGTTGCGCTGTAAGTGAATACCTCCTATGCCTTAGTAACCATGCTTGCCTGTAGCCCTCTAGGCCCTGTCCCATGAGTGAAATTAACCTCCGTTCCCGGTTCAAGAGACATCACGCCTGGATGCTGTATTGCGCTGAAGTGGACAAAATACTTGTTCATTTGACCGGCTATGTTTTCATCTGGGGCCATAATATAGCCGTATCCTTTGTTTGTATCAAATTCTTTAACTATGCCTTTTATCGCTTACACCTCCTTAAATAGAAATACCGCCCTGCACAGGCGGTTGTTTTGGTTGACTATTCATTTGTTGCTGCATCATTAAACTTTGTGGATCAACCTGTATCCCCGCTTCAGCTAGAACGGCTATTTTCCCCTCAATTGGCAAGTCTTTGAACGCGATTGACAATGAAGTTTTAGGCGGCTCTGTCTGCGCCTGCGCTTGCTCCTGTAGCTTCTTTCGCAACTCTTGTTTATTGCCAACCGGCATAAATTCAAGCAACATATCGGGAGGTACAGGTATCCCGGCTTCCTTCGCTGCAATAAGCTGCTCTAGATTAGCCTGCATCAACGTAGGAGTAGACGAACTAGGCAATACAACAATGTCAAATTCAAACTTGGACAAGTCATACAGCACACGCCGTACAAGTTGGCCCTTTTCGTCTATTTGCGGTTGCCCTGTCATTGGATCAACAACAGGTTGTACATTTGCTGCCTGCGGTTGGTTTGGTGCAAGCTGGATAAATTTGTTTTCTCCATCATCACCGATAATACGCATTACCATTTCTTCCGTGAAATACTGTGGTATTAATCCTGGTCTATTCTTCTCACCCCATAGGAGATCTAAAATAAGCCTCTCTGAGTAGTTTGCTTCATCAGCTAAGTCAGACACCTGCGTGAAGCTTGCGCGCTGTCTACGGTCAATAGCAACGCCTGACATTGAACTAGGAGCATCGGCATTGCCCATAGTTTCTGGATTAATACCGCTTATTGTGTAGAAGTCTTCGCCTGATACGCGCTCCATTTCAACATTTGCCACACTAACACCGTCAGGCGTAATTCGTTCAACCTTGGTCACGCTAGGCGGTACATTAAGTTTTGCGCCAGGTGTTGTGCCAAAAGATTTCAGTTGTGCATCAAACTCAGGCGTAGAAGTGCCGTAAATCAGCCATATCCCATTTGCCTGCGTATTAATAATGTGCATCCTCTGGCTTCTGTGCTTGTTAACCTCGCGCTGTACATCCTTTAAATCACGGATAATACCAGCCGGTTCTAATGTTGCATCGTTTTCGTCTTTCTCACCAGTGTAATATGCGAACTCTTGCACCAACGGGAACCGCTTATGCTTGTATGGACTGTCGTTTTCTTCAAAAAGAACGTCATCACAGAATGTCATGTATTTGTACTTGCACTCTGGTATGCGATGCTTTTTAACGCCCGGTACTTTAAGTCTATACATTGATGCAAGGTCTTCTGACTCTTCCTGCATCTCTGGCATGCCCTCTATTTGATACACATTGCGGTAACTGCGCTCTTTGTACCAATACTGCACGACACGTAGCTTTTTAAGCTGTTTACTATACCATAGCGGTTCATTTGCAACTGTATCTGCCGCTTTTTCCTCTGCGTCATATTGGTGATACAAACCACCTATTTCGTCAGCAGATTCCGGGTATACCTGTTTCAGTTCGTCAGGAGATTCCCACGAATACACACCGCAAAATTCTGCATCTGACAAATCCTCTTTTAATGACTCAGGATCGACAAACACCTCAAACGGGCTTCTGCGCTCAATCTTGATCATTCCGTCCATGCGGTCATAATCAAAGTCGTAGAATACCCAGTAATAGCCCTTGCCGCATATCAGCCTGTCCCTGCCTACCTTCTTCTTATGACGGGTAAACATGCACTTATCATACACATATTTGTTTACGCCTTTGGCGATGTTGCATATCTCATCGTCTTCCTCTGAGCGTGGCAGGAAATTAGGCTCAGATAGGTTCTGTCCAAAGTAACCGGATACTTGATTAATCATTGGCCTGCATCGGTTAATCGTTATCGTAGGACGCTTCTGTTGCCTCATGGCTTGTACATCTTTGTCATCCCACTGTTTACCCTGTACGAAACGAAAGTCTTCTCTTGCCTCTCTACGCCAATCTACAGTGGCTTCTAATGCTAGGCGTACATTCTGCCTTGCCTTGATTACCTTACCAGTGTTTGTTGGCTGGTCTTTGATTGCGTCTTCGTCCATGATTCACCTCCTTAGTCAATGTAAACTACCCAATTGTCGTTGTTAAACCATGACGCTAACTCGTCACAATCTTCTTCACAAACACAAGAAAGCTCGCACAACCCGCAAGGGCATTCCGCTTCCATCACAACACCATGCCTGTGGTAAAGAACATCCCGTATATCTGCGTCAATTGTGCGCTGCTCAGTTGATTAACAAAAAAGCTTATCTCAGCAGGGCTAGTGCCGGGATAAGCTAGTTTAAGCGTATTGAATTCGCTCATCATTACGCGATATGCGAAGTCGCGCAGGGCTTTGTCTGATACTTGCGGACTAGTTAGTGTTGCTCCCGTCCTAACCACGACTACTCAACTCCATCCATACTTTCATATCAACATGCTTTACGCCATCAACCATTACATATAATCCTTTTGGATCCGGTTGGTTCTTTGCCTTATCCTTTGCTTCTTGAACCATTTTAAGTGTTAACCTGTCATCCATGAACCTCCATCGTCCTCCCTTTGCCTGTCATATCTGTCGTAGTCTTTCGGCTTAGCCGGTTCTGCTTGTTTTTCTCTCCAGTAAACCATCTCCAACTCATTAGCATACCTGCATGCATCAATTAAATGGTTGTTCCTGTCAACAGGTTTAGGCAACTGGTCGCCGTGCTTGTCCTCTTCCCACTTATACGAAGAAAATTCATTCTTAGCATTCTGACAACGTATGTCAATAATAATTTCTTGTTGTTGCATCCATTGAATACCATAGTTTACGCTGTCCTTCCCTTTTATCGCCTCTACTGCTGTTATACCGCGCTGTGCGAGTTCCATTATGCTCTTAGGCTCTGCGCTGTCACATCGTATTGCTTCGCGCCCTATAAGCGGTTTAAGCGATTTTGCTAGATCATCATTTGTTAATCCGCGCTCGTATATTTCATCAAGAATATATAAGCGATTGTGCTTGCGGTCATAATACGTTCGTATTGCTGCTGCCGGATCACTTGCGAAACCGAAGTCGAGCCCATTATTAAACGTAGAAAACGTATGCTTGATGCTAGACAAGTCTTCAACTTTCCAGTTCTTAAAGATTACTCCACCAATAACTCCCCAGTTACCCAACGTGTATACGTTATAGAAGTAAGGATCTTTTTCATTTTCTAACTGATAAATGTCTTCCGGTGACAAAAACTTATTGTCTTTGTATGTGGTCTTAACGATCAGCAGGGTGTCATCGCGGTACACATTCTTGCTGTCGTCCCACCCACCAAAATACTCTTGATATATCCAATGTTGCTGCAAGATAGGATTAAACAACAATATTACTCTTTTCTTTACCTTAGAAAGACCTCTAAGGCGTTTGTACAGTTGCTTAACCACGGCATAATCAGTTTCAGTAGCTTCTTCAACAATTATGTCTGTTATTACACCCTTTGAAGGCGTAATGGACTTTATCTTTTCAACATCATCAAGCCCTGCAAACAATATCTGGTAACCATTGGTACACGTAATGACTAAATCTGATTTGTTAATAGAGAAAAGATGATTAACCTTAAAAAAACTAATCGCCTTTGTTATTTCGTTAAACACAGACTTTCTTATTGTTAGTTGTACATTACGAGTTACAAGGTAGTTATGACCGCCCTTCAGCATGTCTAGCACTGTTCTTTGTCCGACGATAGCGTATGACTTACCGGAAGAAGATCCACCGAAAAATATCTGCGTATACGTTTCGTCGTTCAGATAAGGAAAGTACGCATCGTTAAACACCTTTTTGCTTATGTTTAGGTTAATCGCCATTGCTATGCACCGCTTTTGTTCAACGGGAACGCATAACGCCGAACCTCATTTAATACAATCCCCCAGAACTTAGGATGACGGCGCTCTCTCATCAACTTATCCTGCGATCTCCATACAGCATAGCAAATACCCTTCTGAGTAAATCCTTGTTTTTCTATCAACTTCAACTTATTAATATTTGTTTCGCTTGCAGGCAAATCAAGCAATCCGCATGCTTCAGCGTAAGTATTTATTCTTATTTTTAACATGCATCCTCCTTGTTATGGTAAACAATACAGGAACTACAGTTCCGGTATAAGGGGGTAATAGAGGAACTACAGTTCCGGTATTATTTTCATCAAAACTCAGTAAACGCAAGGATTCAATCGACTTTTTGCCGACTTTTCCTTCTATATCTACCCACCCTGCTTACCTTTGTAGTTCTTAAACATCGCATACAAAGTAGCGTTAATTCTATTGCCCTTAGTAAATACAAAAGGATTAGCGAAGTACTGATAACTTCTACCAACCCTGTTCCTGGCGAATATTCTTTTTGTCACTAAGCTATCCATCAACTCATTGACATGGCGCTCTGTAAATCCCGTCAGTCGAGTTATATCTCTATTGCTTATCGGAAAATCGTCTTCGTCCTTTAGCATGTTGCTGTAGTAGTCAATATAAGAAACCATGAACATCATTACCATTGTTTCAGATCCGGTTAACTCAGATACAATGCTGCGCAAATTATCAACATACAGCTTGATGAATTTATCTTTCGTTTTCCATGGGATAGTTCTTTCTTGCTCGCGCACTCTTTCCGCAGGCTTGTCAAATATCTTAACACCCTCATTAGGGCGAAGATAAACAGTTTCCTCTATCATTCTTTCTCCCGTCAGAGTGTCGACAAGACCTCCGTCTGGCAACCTTTTAATCAATAACAATCACCTCACTTTTACATTATGTAATCGTCAGCTTCCGATAATCTTACATTATCGAACCTTAGAAAACATCTTTACTATTAACAGCAAAAGCGAAGAATTCATCCTGAGTTGCTTCCAAATAATCTTTATATTGCTCTGCATCTTCTTCTTTAAGAAAAACCCTTTTTATAAACCTCGATATAACGCCTTGCCACTCTTCTATTTCCCAAACAATATAAACCTTCATAACTCATCACTCCTCAATGATATTCACATTAATAGTCAAATCGCTGCCATCTTTGCCAACATCACCCAAGCTAGCCTTGCCAATAGCCTGTATATTCTTCATAGCCGTTGCAAGCTTATTAAAATCATCCGGAGCAGTACAACCATCAAGAAACTTTTTCGCCTTATCTAGCGCATCCTGAGCTAAATTAAAACAATCCAAATCAAACTTGCTACCTTCCTTAGATAGCATTTCTACTGTCTTTTCCTGACGTTTTGCCGATATTTTGCTGATAAGAATTTCTCTTTGTACTGACCATTTTTCTTTCGACGCTCGCCGTCCAATTGTTGCAGCATCAATTCCAAATTTTACCGATAAATCTCCTTGCGAAGGATATGTTAACTTACCATCAACAACTATTCCCTCTACATATTCTTTTTTTATATCTTCCCAGTTGTGATGGGCCATAATATCACCTTCCTACACGCCCATATTTGGCAGTCCATGCGCCAATCTATACCGCTGCTCTATTCTCTGCGCCACGCTCAATATACGCTTGGCCTTGGCTAAATCGTTTAACTCTACAGCCCAATAAACCAACTGTTTAGCAAGTCCACTATGCTTTCCTGCTCCTGTTCTAACTTCAACTTGTCCTGCCTTAACAATGGTGCATTCTCCCATTCAATCACATCCTTCAACAACATAAAACAGACAACTACCAAAAACCGCCAAGGTGGCAAAGCAGTAACATTGTTGCGACCAACGAGTAATTGCCTGTTTTACACTGTTAAAAATAATTTGAATATAGGTATTGCAATTCAAACAAACTAGTGATACTATTAGATCAAATAAACGAAACGGAGTGATTGCAATGGAACTTAAATTAACAAAATCAGTATTCGGTCTTCCTGAATGGTGGAACGGCAAAGTTAAAAAAATTGAACTGCTCCCCTGCGGAGAATACATGGTAACAGGCAGAGCATCGCAGTTAAAATCAATGTTCAAAACTCAAGAGGAAGCGTTTGCACACGCGCAAACAATCAAATGAGAGGCGGCAAGCGCGAAGGCGCAGGCAGACCATCCACCGGACGCAAACAGCGTAAATATTTCCTCACTGACGAAGAGCACGAACAAGTCAAGCAATTCATAGTTAAAATAAGGAGTGATAAGAATGAAAGCAAACCAAATGTTTAACGCCACCGACAAGCTAGGAAGGACATTTTTATATGAATATCTTGGAATAAACCCAGAAAACGGATCAAGCCATGAAGTTATTTTGTATAACCACACACTGCAAGAAGAAACACTAACTGAAAAAGAATGGTTCAATCAACGAATCATCACAACCGTCCAGTAGGGCGGTTTTTCTTTTTGGGGAGTAGAGCGCCAGCCTAAACCAGCGCCCTATAGAGTGGGTATGGGGGCAGCCGCTCGCCCGTCAGTTGAGTATACAGTGTCACGCAGCAAGCAGCTATATTTAACCGAATTGATGTCCGTCATAAGTCGGCATCATGCTTTTATATCACCACCGTTTAATCAGCGCAGTTACCCACGCCGACCACCTCCTATTCCTTCCTAAAATCACTCACATTGTACGTGTACGTCTTCAGGCACGCCTGGTTGCTACACTGCTTACCTACCGCAATTCCATCATTGCTAACAATCGTCAATGCATGTCCGCATCCATCACAATTAACAGGCATAACCGGCAATGGCGCCTTTGCTGTAATCTCTGTCACATATGCCTCGTATGCTTCCGCAATTGCCATATGCAGCTTGCTTGCCGCATTAGCATGTCTTATTGCCTCATCTTTGTTTGGCACCAAATTTACGGGAATATTGAACCCCTTGACATTCAGCAAATCATTTAACTCCATTTCTTCACCTCCCCTTTTATCGTCTGTTCTATATTGCACTTCGATTTACGCACATCATAATGCGTACATGTGCCGCAATTGATCAGCTTTTCATTGTCCTTATCCTTTGTGAAATAGCTGCATCCTCTTGCGTTCATACATGAGCCTTCCTCTCGGAAAGTTCATCTCTTTTAGCATCGTTAAAATTGTCTAAATTTGACAAATATCCAGTAATCCGGCGTAATCTCTTTATCGGACTTCTTTCAACCGTCCTAACATTCACAAAACCGCCTACATCGTGCGTAATCTCTATCCTCGCTATCTTCTTGCCTGGATGATCTATACGCCACGCCTTGGCCTCTTCT